TTTGGCTTCGTTGAGCAGTTGCGTTTTTTTCTGTTCCGCCCCGGTGACAAGCGCTGACTGCTGTGCGGCGCTATCGGTTACCCATTTGCTGCCGTCCCATTTATCATAAGCGGTCGCTGGCGCAAGGGGTGTAACGTCTGCCGGGTAATCACCCAGTTTATCCAGTTGCTTCTGCTTGCCGCTGGCGATCTCATAAACCGTTTCGCCGCGGTGATCGGCAACGTATTCCCAGCCGCTCAAATCTGCCTTACGGCAAACCGCAAAACCACTTTTCACCGCGAGCGGCGCATCAATGGCAGCGTTTGCGGGAATGCCAACGCCGATTGCCAGATATTCTACCGAGGTCGAACGATATTCGCGCGTATCGGCTGCGAAGTTATAGACGGTTTGCTCCCCGGCAACGGTGGCCATCAGGTTCTGATTCAGTGTCGCTTGCGTCATTATGCAGCCCTCACGATGTAGTTAAATGCGATGTTATGCGGGCGAGTTTCCGCGCCACCGGTGTTTTCCATCCAGATATAGGTCCATGCCCGCTTGCCTGGAGTAACGGAACCATCCACGCTTTCACTGTTTTCGTCTGTAAAAGCAATAATTCTTATGGTCGGCGTAGCGTATTCGTTAACAAACCGGTGATTATGCGCTCTCAATTCATCGGCCTGTGCCGAAAGCATTGTTCGCCCGACATCCATGCCACGCCCATCATCCCAGCCACGAATAAACTCGCCGCGCAGATCGGGAAGAACACCGGTTGGGTACGCCAGCGCCAGTTTGGGATATTTGGCTTTATCAAACGCCGCACCATTGCATTTAAACCAGCCACCTGGCACCGTCGCCTGCGGCCAGGCGACGGGGGAGCCAACAGGGAAAAAGCCATCGTAGTCGGCAATGACATCGCGAACATATTTGGTATTAGCTATCTGCTGGCCATAGTTGCCGATGTGCGTATCCGGGGCGGTAGGCACACCGCTAAATACCGGGCTGGCAAGTGGCGCATATTGCGGATGCGGATTGGCAGCGGCGACATGCTGTTTCAGCAGATTGTCCGAATAGGCCTTTACTTCGATAATTTTATCATCGACGTATTTACGCGTGGCCAGCACCACCGATGGGTCAATTTTCAGCGTCACGGCTGCGGTCGATGAAACAATCAGCGCCATGCGAATCGTCTGCGTGCGTCCACTGCCTTCCTGTAACAGCGGTTTATAGGTTTCCGGGCAGTTGGCAATGGCAATCAGCACGCCGTCATCATCGTAAAGGCCAATTTCGCGGATCCAGAAGCCGCCTTCGTTTTCCGGGATCACCTGTTCGGCAATGATCTGATTGGTGTTATTCGGATCAACAGAGAGGCGGTTCAGCGGAGCAATACGCTTCTGGTTAATCAGCTGAGTTTGCGCCGCATCGGGTGTGGGCAGTACGCCGTTGGCATCGCCGAGCGCCATCTGCGTAAGGTTAAGCTTTGTGCCAAGCGACGCGGCGTTCGCCAGCTTCGCGGCCCCCTGATTGGTCAGAATGGCAAAGAATTTTGCAGTCATGCGTTAACTCTCAGGTTGTTGGGTGATGAATCAGTACAGAAGACATTTTCCGTTCAGCGACAGGCGAACGCTATCAGGCGGGGTTGGCTGTCCGCTGGCACAACGAGGCGGGTAATAAAAAACGGGCCGTGGCCCGTTTGGTGTGATGTTGCGTGGTTAAGTGATGATGACATCATCAATCAGATGAACCGCTGAAGCCGGGTAATACTCACCGCCGACTATGATCTCTTCCGGCATGTAAGGGTAAACGGTCAGTTCTTCTCCCAGGTAGCAACCGGCGCCGACATAAAACTCGCCGCTGCTGCTCAGGCTGATGTTTAACCCGGTCAGGTGGCGGCTCGCCGGTTTGGCATCATTAATCAGCCGCTCCAGTTCGAGGTACATCTCCTCGGTAATGCCGTTTTCCTGCACGCCAATCACCAGTTTAAAGGTGCCCGGTTCGGCGTTGTCCTCCCACCATTCGCGCAGCTCAATCAGAAAACCGAGCGGCTCAACCACCCGGCGCAGCGCGCTGCGCGTGCCTTTGTGTTGATGAACGAAGAATGAAGCGGCAATCACTTTGCGTTTGGTCGCTTCCGGCCAGTTAAAATCCCAGCGGTCGACGGAGAGCGCCCATGCCAGGTAAGGCAGCAGCTCCGCCGGACACGTTTGTGGATCCCACAACGTGCGCAGCGGCACCGGCACGCGCTCAATATCTGCCGCCGCTTTTGCCGCTGCCACCTCAAGAACGGATGAGCCAACAGGCAACAGACGGTCGTCACTCATCGGTGCCTCCGGCGTTAATGCTCCAGGCGGTGCAGTAAGAGGCCTGATTTTTCGCCAGCACCAGATCGCTTTGCGGTGCGCTCAGCTCCACCCGCTGTACGCCTTCTACGTGCAGCGCGGCATAAATCGCCGACTGGCGGATATCGCGCCCTAAACGTCGTTGCGCGTTGATATAGGCTTTTAACTGCTGCTCAGCGGCCTGACGAATCGGTTCCGATTCCGGACCCGGGTAGAAGTAGAGCGTGGCGTTAATCTGGTAGGGCACGATCTCCGCGCTTTGCACCGTCACGCGGTCGCCCACCGGGCGCACATCTTCGGCGTTCAGTGCTTTATCCACGATGGCGATCAGTTCATCGCTGGCGCGGCCGTCGCCCTCGCGGGAGAGTACGGAAATGGTGATGTACGCCGGGTTCGGGCTGATGACCGAAATATCGGCAACTCGTCCATCGGCGCTACGACCATGGTATTCGTACGCGCCTTCCGGCCCGGCGACGCTTAGCCCTTCAAACGCCTGCTGTGCGCGCAGACGCAGATCTTTATCAGATTCCATCACCGCCGGTGTTGGCGGAATGGTGCTGTCGTCGGCGGGCGAAACCACCAGCCGCGCGGTATTGCTGTTGGCGGCCATCACATCCAGATCCTTCCCGGCGGCGTAGGCCAGCATCACCGCGCGGGCCGCTTCGTTAACGCGGCTGCGCCACATCACTTCACGGTAGGCGTTCTCTTGCAGAAATTTGGTTAGCGGTTCGGACTCCAGCGCCAGCGTGCGCGCCAGCGCTTCTTGTTCATCGGCGGGAAACAGGGAAATCAGCGTCGCTTTGCGGTCGTTGAGGATAGCCTCATAATCAAGCTCCTCGACCACATCCGGCGCCGGCAGTTGGCTCAGATCGATAATCGGCATGGTTTTAACTCACTGGAAGGGTTAACGAAAGGGATTCGCCGGTGCTGGCGAGTTGCGCGGTCAGGTTGACCAGCAATTTGCCGTCGAACTGGCGCTCGGTGGTGACCGCGCTTACGGTAATGCGCGGTTCCCATTTCAACAGCGCCATGTAACAGGCGGCCTGGATTTGCAGCGTCAGCGCCGGGGTTTGCGGCTGGTCGATCATCTCAAACAGCAACGAGCCGTAATCGCGGCGCATCACTCTGGAGCCCATCGGCGTGCGTAGAATGTCGCTGATGCTCTGGCGAATATGTTCGGTGTCGGTGAGACGCTTGCCGGTGGTGCGGTTTAACCCGCTGTAACGAACTGTCATAAAGGCGCTCCTGTTGTGCCGCCGCTGTCGCCGGGGTGTTTATGGGTATGTAACACTTTGCCGTTGGAGGTGAGCGATCCGCCGCTGTGCTCAATGTTGCCGCTCATCGTGCCGCCTTTTTGTACCTCCAGCGTGCCGGTAATGAGCTTGTTGGTGCAGACCACTTCCGGCGTATCCAGTGTGATGCGGGTAGTGGCGGTCACCCGCACGTCCGGCACGGTGGCGGTTAGGGATTGCGACGCGCTGATGGTGGCGGTTTTAATGCCGCTCACCGTTAACGCGCTGGTTTTCGGTTCATATTCCACGACTGCGCCATCGGGAAAGGCGACATGCAAGGCATCGGCAGATACCGAAGGGGCCGGATTGTCATCTGAGAAGATCCCTGGCAGCACGAACGCGGTGTCGAGCTCGCCGCCGACCGCCAGCAGCAAAACCTGTTCGCCGATGGACGGTGCCCACCAGCTCCGCGAATGCCCGGCGCGGTGGGTTAACCACTGCAACCATTGTGTTACGAGGCCGCCGGTCTGCACCCGGCAGCGTCCGCTGTTCAGATCGATGTCGACGATGACCCCGGTGCGGATCATATTGTGTAGCAAGCGGGACAGTTCCTGAAGCGAGAGTTGTCTGTTCATAACGGAAATCATCCTATGCGTGACGGGCGTTGAAAAACGGACAAGGCTGTCCGGTTTTTGGCACAACGCCGGGCGATTCAGGCAGGCCAGCGGCTCACCAGTTCACCGTTGATATAAAGCTCGGTCGGACGGGTCACGAACGCGGGCGGCAGCGGTTCCGGTAGCGTTTCGGCATGCAGCGTGCCGTCGATTTCCGTGACTTTGGTGCGCTCGGTCAGTTGCAGCACCATCGTCAGATCCTGAGTGTTGTCGGAGTTCGCCACCAGCGACCAGCTGAAGCTGCCTTTGCGACCGGCTTCGGTAGTGAGGATGTCGGGCTGGTTAGCGCGCAGCCACGTCATTACCGGTACGAACAGCGCATCGATATCACCGGCAAAACCGCTGACGGTGACATTGAGGCTGAACTGTTTTTCAAAAGAGAGTGAGCTGGCGAGGGTGGCGGTGTTACTGCCTTTGTCCACCCACAGGCGCAGCATCGAGGGGTTATCGCGCAGCACCGGAACAGCGTCAGTCAGCGCGGTGCGCAACGTATTGGGTTTTAGCATTGATCTCATCCTGGCAATGTTTAAGGGTTTCGACCTGGAGCGCACACTGTTCCAGCGCAAGCTCCAGTCGGCGGATATCGACGCTCAAATCGCCGTTAGTTTGCGGGTTACTTCCCGGCATCGGGCACAGGCTGACCAGCGGGCAACTGTTGTAAACAGTGACCGGCGGAAGGGCAGGCGGGGCGCTGGTGCACCCGGCGCACAGCATCAGGTAACTCAGCGCTGTACCAGCGGCGAAACGCGTCATTTTCATTGAGTAACCTCGTAATCGATTGTTCGCGCCGCACCGCTTGCGTGCTGGCGGCATCCAGTTGCAGGCGCAGCGCCACCTGCGCCTGCTGGTTTTTGTCCGCCAGCGCTGTTGCGGCGTTCAGTTGCGCTTTCAACTGCGTGATGGCGCTGTTTTGCTCACGTGTAAGCTGGCGGGATTGTGCCAGCGAGGCGCTCAGCGAATGGTTTTGCTGCACCAGCCACAGCAGGCCGAGCGAGGCGATCAACAGAGCGATCAGACGAGCATTCATTGCGCCCCCTGCAGGCACCAGCCACGTTCGCGCTGACGGCGGTTTTCCAGCCCCTGGTTACGTATACCGTCGATAAACACCCAGCGCGGCAGCTGATCGCAGGCCTGGCGCCACTGCTTTTGGTTAAGGAAATAAACCAGCGTCGAGCGGCAAGCCGCGCCGCTGCCAACGTTAAAGGCGAAGCTGACCACCGCGTCATACACCTGCGGCGGCATTGCCACCGGTGCACACTGCGCCAGTCGGAGTTCAACCTGCAATACATCGGCGACAAGGTTGCTCGCCGCCTCTTTCTCACTGATATCGCGCGTTGGCATGACGCCTGCGGTGTGGCCGATGCCGGATGTCCAGACCCCGGCGCTGCACTGGTAAGGACGCAGGCGACAACCTTCAAGATCGGCAATCAGCGCCAGCCCCTGCGGCGAGGTTTTCAGTAAGCGGAAATCCGGCAGCAGCACCGCCAGCGCCAGCACCGCCGCCGCGCTACAGCGTTTTACGGGTAATCCCATTCATCACCTCCTGGGTTGACGCGCAGGACTGGAGGAACAGATAGCTTTTGCGGCGGTAGTACCAGTTCACCGCCACGGTGACAGCAACACCCAGCGCGCCAAAATAGGCGGCAAAGTCTTGCGGGGTCATGGCGCCAAAAAAGGTCAGCGCCACGCTTATCCAGTACGCCAGCGATGAGGTGACTTTTTCGATAGTCAGCCCCATAGATTCACCGTCTCTTTAATGGTTTGCGTCTGTACTTCCGGCAGGTTGACCGTGGTGCCATAAGGCAAGATAACGCCCAGATCGGCGAGCCCCGGGTTGGCGGCGAGCACCGTTTCGACCACGGATGCGGTGCGTCCGTAATAACGCAGGCAAAGCAGGTCGAGGGTATCGCCTTGTTGTGTTTTCACATTCATCGTTCGCGTCTCTTTCCATCAGGAAGGTTTTTCCCCATGGTTAAGTTTCCTGACCGCAGGCGATGGACGCTATCTTTCGGGGCTGGTTAAGCGCTGGCACAACAGGTGCGCACAGGGAAAAAGCACAGCACGAATGCACCAGGCAGCAGTGCCGCTGGCGCATCGAGGGAAGGGCAGCGTTAACTGCCGGGAAGGGACGTGGCGGGGCGCTATTCGGCCTTGTAGAAAATGTTTTCATCCTCGTCGGTGGCGTTTTCGCTGTTGGCCAGGTCCGCAATCAGACTCAGCGCCAGTTTCAGATCGGACGGTTTGCAGTTAGCCAGCAGAGACACCTCGGCAATGAATTGCACGCATGCCCACTTGTGCTGAGTCTGATTTAGTCGCTCAGAGACCATGAATCCCTCTCATGAATTTCTTGTACTGTATGTTTATACAGTATCATAGGCCGATTATTAATGGGAAGCGATAATTATTTGTTCCCATCACTATGTTGCTGATAAAGAAAACCATTATGGCTTTCTGGACGCGCTGCAAAGCCGGTGTTTCCAGCTATTTCCCTGCTATTTCTGCCAGTACAGCGCGCGCTTTTTGGTGCCCGTTTGCGCGCCTGCAGAATATCGCTGCGCAGCCAGGCGGTAAGTTGCCGACGCTGGCGGCGGTTTAACCGCTGACCGGGCTCGAAGGGCGTACAGTTATTGACAGAACTCCAAGAAAAGGCGGTCTCCGGCACGTTTTCCTGCGTGCGCTTTGGCACGATCTTCCACTTTTTCAGCCGTGTCAGTAGCGGCGACCCGCTCCCAACTACGCTGTCATACACGCCGCGTACGCGCAGCGTCTCTTCGCCATACTGATTAATATCGCCGTCCGTCTCATAAAGGGTGCGCACCTGCACTTCATCGCGTTTGACGAACGGCCCGCCTTGCGCGTTGACATAACCTGCCCAGTCGCCGCTATCGGCGGCTTCATGCACCTGCGCAAACTCTACGCTTAATCCGCGCGCGGCATCGTTATCGACCAGTTTGCGTAGCTCGCGGTAAACGGTAACCGGCGCGCCGCCAATAAACTGAAACTGGCGGATGCGCCAGCGCGCGGCCCATGCACAGACCGCGCAGGCGCTCTCTTTCAGCAATGCGCCGCTCTCAACGTCGGTTTCGCCATCCAGCGCATAGCCGTCGATATTTTTGGCAATATATTTCGCCAGATAACCTGTCGCGCTGCCTTTTAACGCATCAATGGTTTCGGCGTGAAAGCGTGCCCGTTGCGCTTTCGCACTGGCCAGCTCGTGGCTATCTTGCTGGCAGGCGAAATCGCGCAGGATCTTGCGCACACGGGCAACCTCTTGCGGCTGCATAAACAGCATCAGATGCCAGTGCGGTGTGCCGTCGTGATGCGGCTCTGCCACGCGAATACCGAAAACGCGCAAGCCGTTGCGGTGCAGCTTCGCGCGGATACGTGCCCACAGCCCGGTGAAATACACCTGCGTCTGTGCCGGGCTGGCACCGTTCCATTTCCGGTTGCGGTAGCCCGCGCGCGTTGTCGCGTGCCAGGCCGAGGGAGCGGTTAAGGTGTAGAACTCGCCTGAGAAGCCAAGGTTCTGGCAGATAGTTTCGAAACCGCGCAGGCGCGTCATCAGTTCACAGCGGCGGATTGCCGGGTTGGCTACCGAACCGTCGTGTTTATCAACAAGGCTAATGCGGTTTCCCTCTTCATCTTCCAGTTCCATGCTTTTAAGAAACTCGCGGTTGCGCCGTTTTTGCTCGCGCCAGGCGGTTACGCACTGCGCGCTGGCGTAGGGCTGTTTTTTCTTGCTGACATTGCCGAGGGCAATGTGCAAATGTTCGCGCCACTGCGCGGCGGCTTTGCGCAGATGCCCGCGCCACCACTGCTCGCTGAACAGGCGCATGATCGCCGGGGCGAGATCTTCCGCGCGGATAACTTTTTGCGTCACCCGCTGCCAGTGCGGGGGAGTAACGTTAAATTGCAAGGCGATGGTGCCCGCGTGCAGATACCAGCGATGCAGCGTTTTCAGCTCTGTTGCGCTGGTGTCGTCGTGCTCTGCCAGTTCGCCGCGAATAAAGTTGGCGATGTCCGCCGCCAGCCTGTCGACAGGGGATTTGTTCATATCCGGCAGTTGGTTGTAGCGGGTCAACAGCGAGACTAAGCGGTGCGCCAGTCCCTGCTGAATAATGGTGTCGAAATGACCATTGAACACCGCTTTTGAAACGCGCGGTTGAATATGGCTCAGTTGATAGCGCTGCGCCACTGCGTTGAGCCTTGGCAACGTACGGCGATAAAAATGCAGCAGAAAAGCCTCAGCCCGTGCTATCCCGTGCTCTTTTTCTATCGTATCCGCAGCACGGGTGAGCGCAACGCGTACGCACTCCGGCTGGAGCGCCAGTGCCTGACGCGCCTGCGACACCGCCGCAATATGGCGATTGCGGCGATGCAGCTCAGCGTGAGTGAGCAAGGGGCTGGAGATAGCTGAACGCGGTGCATTCCACGGATAAGCCCAGGTGACGGACAATTAGCGTCTCCTGTAGTGCTTGTCTTTCAGTTCGGCAATCTGCTGACAACAAACGCAGCAGGTGACGCCGGGCAGCGCCATGCGCCGCGCTTGCGGGATAGGTGCATCGCAGCTTTCACAGGTGAGCCTTGAGGGCGCCAGCAGGCGATTGCGCGCATGCTGAATATGCCGCTCGCGCTCTTCCATCTCGCGTTGCTGGGCGAGATCCATTTCGTCGGCCATTAGTGCAGCTCCTGCGCCTGGTTGTCGATGTGGCTGGCTTCCTGGCGCAACAATTCAGCGGCATCGTGCCATTCAAGGCGTTGTGAGCTGATAAATGCGGCCAGTGTGTCCAGACGGGCAGAGATAACGCCGGCGCAGCGCAGGCGTTCATTGTTGCGCGCTTGTGCCAGTTGAAGCGCGAGCGCTTCCGGGCTGTGGTTCGGTGAGTTGAGCGGTTGTTTTCTCATTGTGTTGCTCCTGATTTTTGGCAAGGGGATGCCCGACGGGTTGACGTCATGGTTGTGGATTGAGAGTTTACAGCGGCATGGTGAGCCGTTTCGGAAACTGGCTGACTACCGCGCGGAAATGGTTCATGGCGGCGATCACCGCCCGTTTCTCATCAAGCGTTAATGCATTCGGGTTGAGCGCCTGGCGCGCGGCGGGCACTCTGGCGAGAAAGAAAATGGCCGCCAGCGCCCGGTTGTTCTCGTCTGCGTGTTCGTCACGCGGGTCACGCAGATCGTCGATAAAGCGCGCTACGTCACTCCAGTTATCGCCCCATAAGCGACCGCGAAGCTCGGCGATATGGTTCAGCCCGCTTAGCCGCTCTGACGTGTTAAGCGGAACATGCACAACAGGGGATGTGATAGCCATAAGCTCTCCTGCGATAGTGTTGGCTTGCAAAAGCAAATTCAGCGTGACGCCATGCCGAACGAGCGTTTAACGCCGTGACGGCACTTTTCCTGTTGCGTAAAGGCAAAATGCCAGGCGCTGGCGTTCACCTGCGCGTCGCGCCATGTTGCGGTGTCGTTGGCGTCAGACTTGTGGCGGCTAAGTCGACGCAGCGATATCTGTTTAGCGTATTGTCGACCCCGCTGACATTCGCTCTGGCTATGGATTGCCGCGAATGTTTTCTGGTTTATTGGTGCAGGCATTGTTAGGTGAATTGATGCGTTACGTGCCGGAAACGGGGTTGTCATCTCTGTGCTCGCCCTGTTGTTACGGTCACGTTGGGATCGCATTTGAGTACCGGATAGCGGATGCGACGGCGTTGATTTTGCATCTGACATATCGCATTATCTCCTGTTGTTTAAAATGTACTGCGCAGCTGTGCTTTTTGGTCGATGCATAGCAATATAAATCGCAAATGCGATTGTGTAAATCACTTTTTCGATGTTGGTATCCATGAGTGAAAACAAGATGAGTGTTCAGGATGTGATTGAGCGCATTGCCGCGTCCTATTCCGTCTCCAGCCAGAAAGCCCTCGCTGAGGCGCTGGATGTGCCGGCGAACAATATCAGCAGCTGGATCCAGCGCGATAGCGTGTCGTATAAAGCGGTGGTCAAATGCGCACTCGACACCGGCGCGGATCTGCACTGGCTGGTGACGGGTGAATTTGCAAATGCGAAATCGACGGATAAACCGGTACCGAAGGGCAAAGCGCTGTACGACGAAATTTTGTCGACCGGTGGGCGTCCGGTGCTGCGCCGTATCCTTGATGCGTACGGGTTCGAGATGCAAAAAGAGCTGGGGGATTTACTCGATATCTCTTCCGGCACCATCAGCACCTGGGTGCGACGCGAGTTTTTCCCTGGCGATGTGGTGGTGACTTGCGCGCTGGATACCGGCGTCTCTTTAGGCTGGCTGGCGACTGGCAAAGGCGAAATGTATCCCGCTGTGGCTGCGGGCGCAGCGCAAAATGACGCGGCGCTGAGCATTCCGAAATTTCGCCATGAGTCTGGCGAGCTGAAAGAGGCGGGTGTCTGGTCGCTGGATCGCAGTCTCGCGCCAGCGTCTACCGACGGTTTGAATTTTATTGAAGGGTTGAACGCGGGCTGGCTGGTGGATACCCGTGCGCAAAAAATTGGCAACGGCCGCTGGTTTATCAGCATTGACGATACGCTGGATGTGTTTGATGTGGTGCGTCTGCCGGGCGGTAAAGTGCGTCTCACCAACGGTGCAGTGGATTTTGAGTGTGCGGTAGCGGAGATCGTGCCGTATGGCGTGGTGGTCTTTACGCTCGAGAAACATGTCTGAGCCGCTGGCGCTGAGTCAGCAGAAAAACGACAAGTAAATTAACTTTCTGGTGATGTTTAATTTACAATGCCGCTTCGACCGGGAGGGGAAGTGGTGAGGAACGTTTTTCATCAATACGCAGCACAACGCGCAGCCGCAGGGCTGGCGCTGTTTGCGATCTTGCTGATCCTCGTCGCGCCGCTGATTTCTGTTTCGCTGCAGCAAGACCCGATGAGCGCGATGCCCGGCATGCACCATGAGATGAGCATGCCGATGCATGCGCATCACGATGACACATCGCCGCCGACCGAGATGAGCATGCCGATGCATGCACATCACGATGTCGCATCGCCGCCGGACGAAATGAGCATGCCGATGCACGCGCATCACGATGTCGCAACGCAGTCGATGTCACATCCGCAAAGTATGCCGCTTGATCACGCCGAGGTCTGTGGCTACTGCGTATTGCTGGCACATGTTCCCGGTCTTATCTTCCTCGTTATTTTGCTGCTGCTCGGCCGTGTGCTGCGCATCCGTCTGGTCGTTGCCCGTCAGTCTGTTCAGCACTGGCACTTCTTTCCCTGGCTTTGTCCTGACACCCGCGCCCCGCCGCGCGTCTGCTTTTCCTGATCCTAAAAAATGTCCGTTCGCCTGTGCGAAACGGCAACCTTTTGCTATTTCTGAGGAAAAGTATGACAACCTGCACTCCGCGTGCGGCGTGGCTCAACGTGCTGCGACGCCTGCATTTTTATATTGGCCTGTTTGTCGGCCCGTTTATTTTTGTCGCTGCCCTGAGCGGCACGTTATACGTGGCGACACCACAACTGGAAAACTGGCTCTATCACGATGCGCTTTACGGTGTGGAAGGGGGAACGCGACAACCGCTCGCCGAACAGATTGCCGTTGCTGAACAGGTGACGGGCGGACATTTGCGTCTGCATGCGGTGCGCCCTGGCCTTACCCGGAGTGACACTACCCGCGTGATGTTTGCTGACCCACAACTGGGGGCATCGGAGAACCGCGCGATATTTATCGACCCGGTGACGCTGCAAGTGAAAGGGGATATGACGGTCTACGGCACCAGCGGAATTTTGCCGCTGCGCCAGTGGATTGACTATTTCCACCGCTCGCTGCTGCTGGGCGATGTGGGCCGTCTGTACAGCGAACTGGCGGCGTCCTGGATGTGGGTCGCCGCGCTTGGCGGTATTGCGCTGTGGTTTTTTACCCGCCCGAAACGGCGTATCAATAACGCTGTGCAAAATCATCGTCGCCTGCATGTCTCTTTAGGCTGGCTCCTGCTTATCGGGATGCTGCTGTTTTCCGCTACCGGGTTGACCTGGTCACAATGGGCGGGCGGCAATGTTGACAGCCTGCGTGCAGCGCTTGGCTGGATGACGCCGCAGGTCAATACGCAACTGCACGGTGTGCAAGAGATGAACGATCCACATGCGGAACATCATATGATGCACGAGGGTATGAACATGCCGGATATGCAGCTGGATCTGATGCAGTTCGACGACGCGTTACACAGTGCGCGGCAGGCCGGGATCGCCGCCAGCAAGCTGGAGATCCGCCCGCCACGCAGTGCGGATAAAGCCTGGACGGTAACCGAAATCGATCGCGGCTGGCCCACGCGTGTGGATGCGGTGGCGATTGATGGCAGCACGATGACGGTGGTGGATCGCACGAGGTTCACGGACTTTCCGCTAATGGCGAAGCTGACGCGCTGGGGTGTTGATTTCCATATGGGCATTCTGTTTGGCCTGGCGAACCAGTTGCTGCTGTTCGCCTTTGGCAGTGCGCTGTGCGTGATGATTGTGGTTGGTTACCGGCTGTGGTGGCTCCGCCGTCCGGCCAGTGCAAACGCCAACCCGGCAAGTACGCTGCGGCACAGTTGGCTGGCTTTACCGCTGTCAGGACGGGTAATAAGCGCGTTCCTGGCGCTGTTGCTGGGGCTGGCGTTACCCGTCATGGGAGCCAGCTTGCTGCTGTTTATCCTCATTGATGCTCTGCGCTGGAAACAACATGCCAGGCGCTCTGCCGTAATGATGTAGTAGTAAAACGCCACTGAGTGTAAAAATATAATTACACTTAGTGGCGATTGAATGGCAATTAATTTGCTATTGTAAAGTAATCGTTACGTTATGTGGATTGAAATCTTTACCAGCTATGGTATCGTTACGTCATCCTCACTTGAGGAACAACTATCGCAAACGAGCCATACAGGATTTTCGATCATGCAAAAAGACGCGCTGAACAACGTACATATTACCGATGAACAGGTGCTGATCACCCCGGATCAGTTAAAAGCGGCCTTCCCGTTGACCACAGAACAGGAAGCGCAAATCGCGCAGTCCCGCCAGACCATCTCCAACATTATTGCCGGGCGCGATCCGCGTCTGCTGGTGGTCTGCGGTCCCTGCTCGATTCACGATCCTGAAGCCGCGATTGAATATGCCCGTCGATTTAAAGCCCTTGCCGCAGAGGTCAGCGATAGCCTCTATCTGGTGATGCGCGTCTATTTTGAAAAACCCCGTACCACCGT